AACCTGATGTATGTCAGGTGGAACTTTTAAAGGTAATTAATAGGGTTTATTAATGGCAACAAGAATACCACTATATGTAAATTTTGATGAGGGCCGGATTGAGCCATTCCAAACTGGTGATGCTATTGACACGTCCGTAGCTACTAACGTAGGCGGCGGCGGGTCTGCAAATGTAGGTGAGGTAGAAATATTAATGGGGGAAACACCTTCGACTGAATCAAGCATAAACATAACAGGTCAAACGGGTATTTTATCTACTTCTAAGTGCACGGCATGGGTTCAGGGGGCTACACACGCAGATAATGATGAAACATCCCACTTGCTCGCAGGGATTAGTTTCAGGTGTGTTTGTGGGTTACCTACTGCCGGGGTAGGGTTTACGATTTACGTGACATCTACGATGGGATTAGTAGATGGTAATTTCAAGATTAAATGGCAATGGATTTAATAATTAAAAAACAAATAAAATGAGTTGGTTCTTTAAGATTTTAGATACCGCAGGGGTTAATGTCGCAAAGGTAGACGTACACGGGGCTTTGTTAACAGCGGAGCAACCACTTGGCGATGGATCGTATTGCGTAGCGGCCAAGACGGGTACGGTTGGGGCTGCCATTGCCGGAGGTGGTGCTGTTTTCGCAATGAGGTTAGACCCCGGAGCAGGTAGCGTAAAGGCTTACATTGATTCAATACGGTTACGGTTTACTACAATCGTGGCCTTTACTACTCCTGTGACACAAACAAGGTCAATAGTATTAACAAGGGGTTCCGGTGCGGCTGCGTCAGGTGGTACGGCTATTGCCACAGTAAACACCAAAGATACAACCTATGCGGCAAGCGAGTTTAATACTGCAAGCGGTGGAGACGTAAGGATAGCAACCACAGGAGCCTTAACGGTCACAGGTATCACATGGGAAGGTATAAACATGGCAGAAATAACACTTGCTCACTTGGGTGCTGCGGGTGCTTTTGGGGAGTGTGTTTATGAGTTTTCAACACGTAACCACCCGATTGAATTAAACCCAGGTCAGGTATTAGGTATCAGGGTTGGGCCGTCTGCAATGGACGCAGCGGGTACATGGTCTTTAGGTGTTGAAGTGAATTGGCATGAAGGAACAAGTTACACAGCGTAAAAATTAGACAATGGCAGATGTAGTAATTGGCGCAAGGTTGCAGCTTGACGGTAAGGATGCGGAGGCATCGGTTAAGAGTATAAAAACGCAGCTAAAGGAGGCGCAGCAGGAAGTGGTAAAACTTTCTGAAAAGTTTGGCAGTACTTCTAAGGAGGCAACGGCAGCGGCGAAACGTGCGGCTGAATTAAAGGATGCCATTGGTGATGCTAAAAGTCTTGTTGATGCGTTTAACCCCGATCAGAAGTTTCGTGCATTCTCGCAGTCTTTAGGCGGTGTTTTAGGCGGGTTTACTGCACTGACCGGGGCAATGGGGTTGCTTGGTGTTGAGAGTGAGGAGGTGCAAAAACAGTTATTAAAGGTTCAATCTGCTATGGCTCTTTCACAGGGGCTTAATCAGGTCGGGGATGCCATACAGTCATTCAAGAACTTAGGGACAGTGATAGTTAACACGCTTGGCAGAGGCGGGGCAATTGGATTAGCTATTGCCGGGGTAACTGCTTTAGGGTTAGCAATATATTCAGCATTTAAGAATACAGAGAAGTTAACAGAGGAACAAAAGAGGTATAACGAGGCATCTGACAGGGCTTTGAAAAGCGAGGGGGCAAGGATAGCCGGACTTCAAATACTGATTGAAAAGATTAAAAAAGGAGGGTTAACACAGGCCGAAAAAACTAAGACACTTGAAGATTACAATACTAATCTTGGGGACACTTTAGGCAAGTATGCTACTTATCAAAAATTAGAGGCGGCTTTAATAGCCAACGGGCCAAAGTATATTCAATACCTGCAAAACAAAGCTAAAGCCGATGCTGCTTATGGGATGCTTGTTGAAGAGTATCAAAAAAGGCTGACAGCAGAAAGGACAAAATCAAGCGAGTTTACCGGGTTCTCTATTTTAGGTATTTTCTTTGACGATGAAACAACTCACAAAGCGAATAAAGATAAAGCCATAGCTAGGATTGATGGAGATATTAATACAATCAGCAGTCTTTACGACAAAGCAAAGGGCGAAGCTGACAAGTTGCAAAGTGAGTTAAATATTACCACAGGTACGGGTACTGCTAATGTTAAAGGAGGGGCTACTACTGACAGGGGTAAAATTGCTAAATCTAGCGCAGAAGAAGAAGCAAAATACTTGAAAATTGCTCGTGAATATGAGATGGAGCAATTCAAAAAGAAGATTGAGGTAAAGAAGATTGAAAACGGGGAACTTGCCGCATTGGATAACGAACGTTTTTTAAAATCATCTGCCTTGCAACAGGCTGAAACACTTGCTTATGATAACAATGTACAGGCACGAAAGAAACTGACAGAGGAAGAGATGTCCGCAAGGATAACGGCGGCGCAATCTATCGGCGGCGCTTTAGGGGCTTTATCTGACTTAGTAGGGAAGCAAACCGCAGCCGGTAAGGTCTTAGGAATCGCACAGGCTACCATTAACACGTTCATTGGTGCGAGTGAAGTCCTGCGGTCTCAGTCAACCATACCCGAACCATTCGGGACTATCTCAAAAATTGCTAACGTAGCGGCTATAATTGCCACTGGTATGAGTGCGGTTAAAAACATCGTTAAAACAAAAGTACCCGGATATTCTGCCGGGAGTGGTGGTTCTGCTTCCGTTTCGACATCAGCACCTATCACACCGCAGTTGCCCAATGCCACACGAACTACATTAGATCAACAGCAGCTAAACCAGATCGGTAATGCAACTGTCAGGGCGTTCGTTGTTGAATCGGATGTCAGTGGTTCACAGGATAGGATTAGGAGATTAAACAGGGCGGCAAGGCTCTAAACCGTACTATTTATGCCCTACCCCATAAGTGGGTATGGATTTACCTGTTTACGAAATGGTTATCAACCCGGAGGAAACTTCTGATGTGGAGGTTTCCTTTGTTGCGTTGGTAGACAAACCGGCCATTGAGAGAAACTTCATGGCCTTTAAAGATTCCCGGTTAAACTTCGCTATTAACGAAGACCAACGGATTATCTCCGGCCCCGCTATGGTGGCCGATCAACTCATTTACCGCAGGGATGAAAACGGGGAGTATAACGTGTTCTTTTCGGCTGAAACGATTAAGGACATTGCTTTAAAATTCTTCAAGAAAGATTACCACAAGAACCTGAATTTATTTCATGACCCTTCCTTGTCTCTGGACGGGGTAACAATCTTTGAATCATTTGTGAGCGATTCAGCCCGTGGCATACAGCCAATGAAGGGCTTTGAGGACTTACCTGACGGGTCTTGGTTCATTTCCGCAAAAGTAGATAACGAACAGGTTTGGCAGCAAGTAAAATCCGGTGCAGTAAAAGGGTTTTCTGTTGAAGGTATTTTCTCCTTCATGAAGAAAAACGACCTAAACCGTACGGGTACAGAATATAGCCATATATTTCAAACAACCTTTATGGCAGATATAAAAGAAATGTGGAAAGCCTTTACCGAAAAGTTCTTAGGTGAACTACCGGCAAATGCTAACCCCGCACCGGCTCCGGCTCCTAACCAGCAGATGGGTACTGATATTACCCTGAAAGATGGGACTGTTGCCAAAGTTGATAACATGGCCGTTGGTGGTGTGGTAATGATTGGCGAGGCTCCCGCTCCCGCAGGTGAACACGAACTCGCAGACGGTTCTAAGATCGTTATTGGCGAAGGTGGTGTGATTATGGAAATAATGCCCGCAGGTGCGCCCGAAATGCCGGAAACCCCGGATTTCAGTTCTCAATTTAAGGCTTACGATGAAAAGCTGACAGCCTACGAAACAAAGTTCGCTGAACACGTTACCGCCTACAACACAATGGCGCAGGAATTTGCGCAAACCAAAGATCAGTTAAAACAACTGGTTGCACTGGTTGGGCAGTTGATTGAAACCCCCACAGCCGAAACAGTTACCGGGAACAAAGCAGGATTTAACACTCACAAAGTAGATACGGCAGAGCAAAAGAGAAAAGAACTCGCCGGAATATTCGCAAAACTCAAAAACAAATAAGATGGGATTTACAGTTGGTTCATTAACAAACTACGTTAACGAGCAGTCTAAGGAATTGCTTGTCGCTTTGCAGTTCGAGGCTGAAACTGCATCCTTCGCCAATGTGCAGACAGGAATCAAAAGTTCAGCCGCTTTACAATTACTGGCTAACTCGCCTGTTCCGCAGGATGGCTCAAGTTGTGGGTTTAACGCATCCGGTGATAGCACGTTTACACAGCGTACCCTTGCTACTTCCGCTATCAAGTATCAGGACAGCCTTTGTCCCCGTACTTTGGAAAGCAAGTGGACACAGATCATGCTGAAAAAAGGGCAGAATTACGATGATTCCGCTTCTCCTGAAATTCTCAGGGCTATTCTGGATGACGTAACAAAACAAATCAAAAGACGGCAGGAAACAGCCGACTGGCAAGGTGACACGTCTTCCGGTTCTGCTTACCTGAATCGTTATGATGGTCTGATTAAAATTATCGCTGCCGCTACAACCGGAGGTACTGCAACCGCAGTAGCCGGCCCCGTGACTACGTCCAATGTACGGACAATAATGTCTAACATTGTTTCCAAAATCGGTACTCTGCCTACATTGGTAGGTAACCCTAATGTGAAAATCTTCATGGGTTACGACATCGCTGAACTGTACCGTCAGAAAATCTTTGCTGACAACCTGTACCACGTAAACGGACAGGGTGACCAAAAAGGCATGATGGCTGAGGGTTCTGTACATGAGATCGTACCGGTACACGGTCTGGATGGCCTCGGTTCTTCTTCCGGTGCTGCCGCTCCTTTCATCTTTGCCCTTGACCCGGATCGTAATCTTTACTTAGGCGTAGACATGGAAGGCGAAGACGAACAGGCTAAAGTGTGGTACAGCGAAGATGATGATTTGGTTAAATACTCATTCCGTTTCCGCAGAGGTTGGCAGGTTGCCTATCCTTCAGAAATCGTTGAGTACGGTAATAGTTAATTAACGGGGGCTAATAACCCCCTTAAAATATTTTCACATGGCTTGTGCATTAACGCAGGGTTACACTTTTGATTGCCGGGACTCCATCGGGGGTTTGGCAAATCTTTGGATTATTGAATTTGATAACGTCTCCGGTATCACGGAGACTTCCGGTACTGTCACCGCTATCGCTAAAGCTAACGGTGGCCGGTTCTATAAGTATAATCTGACTAAAAATACGGCAGAGGTCACAGAGACCTTTACAGATAGCCGGGAGAACGGAACGTCTTTCTATGCTCAATCTATCGCTTTCGTGCTGAATAAGATGCAGGTAAGTCTCCGAAATGAGATCAGCCTAATCGCACAAAATAGATTGCTCGCTATTGTGGAGGACAAGAACGGCTCATATTGGCTTTATGGCCGCTATAACGGACTGATGCGTGAAGGTGGTACGGCTAAATCCGGGTTAAACTCCGGTGACCGTAACGGGTACGAAATCACCCTTACAGGTGAAGAAAAGAATATGGCCTATGCGGTTTCAAGTGGCATTATTGCCGCACTTACAACGGCTTAGTTTTCATGGAT